GGAGCTGTCCAGACCAAGCCGGCGTTCCAACTCGGCAATGCGACTTCGAAGCATCGCGTTTTCCGCCTGAAGCAGCGCCACCAACGCCTCGAGCGAGATCGTCGTCGAAGGACGACCCTCGGCGGCACGATCCTCGTCAGTTGGCTGATTCGGCGGCGAAGTCACCGGAAGCTTGACTCATGCCTTGCCGCATCGAGTCAATACCCGTCGCCACAGATCGACCAACCTGGGCAGTTACCGGGAATCCCCCTATGGCGAGAAGTCCCACCCGATTCGGCTATTTCCTGACGGGCCCTAACAGCTCGTCGCGCTTGGTCTGAGCGGCTGTCAGCGCCAAGCCTAGCGCGCCGCTGCCCGCATCCGCCCCGGGGTGCAGCTCGAGGATGTCGGACAGCTTCATCGACGGTTGCCCCGGGCTTTAGCCGCTGATGCGGCGACGAAGGCGGCGACGCCTTCCGGCGTGCTCATATCGTGTTTTGCGGCGACCGGCGGCTTGATCGGTGCAGTCACCTTCTGGCCACGAGCCTTCGCGGCGGATGCCATAATGAAGGCGGCCGTCTGTTCGGGACTACCACCTGCAGGGTGCCGCGGCAGTGCCGCCAGTTCGGCCGCGCCGGCATCACTGGCAGCGGCGAACGCCGCGAACCGCTGACCGTCGGCAAGATGGGCAAAGCGCGAAGAGTTGCCGGGGCTCGTCGCCTTGCCCTCCGCCGCCCTGGCCATAACATTGGCACCAGTTTTCGAGGCGACGTTCGCTACCCGCCCGCCCCGGCTGGAGGCGTTCAAGGAACTGCTGCCGCCAGGGCGGGAATTCGATTGCGTATCGGTTTGTGCAAGAAGCCTCGCTGCCATACCGCGCACAACCGGGTTGGGATGGGCGAGCGTCGCGTTGGTTCTTGCAATACTTGCCTGCCTTTCCGCCTGCTTAGCGGCTTCGGCGCGGTCGAACGTGTCGCCGGCTTCCCGCAGCGCGCGGGCGCGTTCCGAACTCATGCCGTCACCTTGGGCCGGGCCCGCGCGATCGGCTTGTCGAGCGGCACGCCGTGCCTAACGGCTTCCTCCGTCATCGCGGCCCGAAAGGACTTGCGGGCCAACGTCTCGGCCAGGTTGAGCCCCTGACGCGGGGTCAGCACGACATCGGTGCAGCCGCCCAGCGACAGGCGCAGATCGTCAGAGAGGGTGAGCGGCAAAGAGCGGAACATAATGATCCCCTAATATTCCAGAAGGATGTCAGGGTTTTCGGGCAACTAAAAGGCCGCGTTCATTGCCTAAATAGTCTCGGATACGGCGTTCCTGTAAGGAACAGCGACCATTTTCTGTCGCTGCATCAAGTAGCGGGTCCCGGCGGCTCGACCCGGTGTAGCGCCGGCACCGCTTGGCTATCTCGCGCGACGCTGCAGTGACACCCATGTCGGGACACTCCCGCTCCCGGATAGCGCGGATGGCGGCTGTTCTCCGGTCCAGCGCTTCGGCCGCCCACCACGTCGTTTGACCCGGCATTGAAGCTACATGAAGTGCTTTGTCCGTGGTCGTAGCGCCGCGTTCAGCGTCGTAATGTTGAAGGGCCGCAGCGACCCGGCGCGCGGCGGGATCGTCCGATGCCTCCAGCACGATGATGGCCCGGCGAATGTCCCCGATCGGAGAACTCATCGGGCCATCCTCGCCGATCGGCTCGACTTCTCGCCCGCGACGATCACGCGCACGCTAGGCGCTGGCGTTACGGGAACCGACACCGGCGGCAGCGTGATCGGGTCACGTGTGCCGCCTTGCCGATCTTCGGCGCGTTCCGGCGGCTGCATGGCCTCTGGCTCGCCGGGCTCAATCTGCTTTGCCAGGTTCGTCCAGAACCGCTCACCGTAGCGGTCCGATCCCAACAAGCTCAGAGCCGCCCGCGCATAGACGAGCATGTCGAGCTGCTCATTTGCGCGAAGCTTGTCCCATGCATGCCGAGAGAACCCGCGGCGATCCTTGATCGTCACCAGTTGCTCAGCCACGAGCTGCTTGACGTGCTCGACGGTGATCCCGTCCGGCAGGTGAACCCAGCCGACCGGATAGGTGCCGTCCTCGTTCTTCGTGAGCCACAGTCGGCGGTAGAACTCGGCCTTGAAGACATCGACCGAGACAGTCCACAGCTTCAATCCGCGCTTAATTTTATGACCGCCTGCCGTCACGTCCACGTAGGTCGGGCCAGACACGGGCGTCGACTTGCTCCAGCCGGCCGCGCCCTTCACCGGCGCAATCCGCGGGTCGCGCAGCCGCCGGAGTTGCGCATAGACGCCCGCGGTATGTTGGCCGCCGGTGTCGACACCCACCCGCGCGATGCGCATGGTCCCGCCTCCCTCGACCGGCCAGTCGCGATTAAGGATCGCGTGTACTTCGTCCCACGGTGCCGCGGCGGCCGGGTTCCCTTCGATCGAGAAGACATCGATCAGCCACGCCTCGTATCCGGCCCCCCATGCCCAGACAGCCATCTCGAGGCGCTCCGGCGCGGCCTGGTTATCGACGCCTGCGGTGAGGACGAGGGTGCCAGTCGGAACCACACCCATCTGAAACAGTTCGCGGCGCTCGTTTAGACGTTCCCAATCGGGCGCCTCGCCGGCCTCCTGCCATTCCTCGCCGAGCGCGGTGTTCTTCCAAACTTTCAGCCTTTCAGCCGAACCTTTCGCGGCAAGGAAGTCGTCGACCGTCTGCTCAATTCTCCTCCATGGGGAATACAGCTCCGACAGCGCAAACCCCGCCGTCCCTCGAAATGGCGCTTCAGCTCGCCAATGTCCGAGCCGCACTGCCCCCCAACGCTGCGCATCAGTCCACGCAGCACCGCACTCGGCGCAGTGATAGGCGGACGTCGCCGGGTCGTCGTCAGTCCAGCGGACCTGATCCCACCGCAACGTTTGAAAATGCGCACAGTGTGGGCAGGGGATCCAATAGCGGCGCTGGTCACTGGCCAAGTAGGCGGCGCCAATCCGCGATCGCCCCATGTGCAGCGGCGATGACGCCATGATGATCTTGCGGTTCCAGAAGGCTGTGGTCCGCTTCCGCGCCAGGTCGACCGCGTCACCTTCGGCCCCGGCCGATGCGCCGAACCGGTCAACCTCGTCTGCGATCAGCAACCGGATCGGGCGGGACGCGAGCGACGCCGGGCTGTTAGCTCCAGCGATTGTCAGATGACCGCCCATGAATTGCTTGTGCCGCAAGGTGTTCCCGCCATCGCGGGACCTCGCAGGGGCAACCCTGTCGCGTAAACTCGGCGTGTCCCGTAGCATTGGCGCGAGCCGGTCTTTTGACCAAGCCTCCCCGAGTTCGATGGTCGGTAACAGGACCAAAATTGGGCACGGATCGTGCGCGATGTGGAAGGCCACAGCGTTATTCAGGATTTCCGTCTTGCCCACCTGGCTACTCGTCTTGATCACCACGGTCTCGACTGCAGGGTCCGTGCACGCGTCCATGATTTCACGCTGATACTCGGCTCGGGACGTGTCCCATCGGCCCGGCTCAGGGGCGCCCTCGCTGCTCAGCATCCTCGACGCATCAGCCCACTGGCTCGCTGTCAGGCGTGGTGGCGGGGTCCATACCAGCCGGGCCTTGGCATCAGCCTCTAGGGCCGCTTTCAACCCGATCATTCGCCTTCCCCCTCGGTCCCAGCCTCGATCTCGTAGCCCACGCTGCTAGCGACTAGCTCGGCGCAGGCTTCGCTAACGAGTTCGGTTAGCTTGTCGCGGATCGCCGATAAGCTGGTCATTCCGATCAACAGCGGCGCCGCTCGGGTCGGGATGGCGAGTAGCCGAGACCGGCAGTTGGCGAAGCTTGCGGTCAGCACCGCCACCATGGCCGGCCGCGGGATCAGCGCACCGCGCGTCGTGTGATTCTTCATCTCCTGCGCATCGGCCTGCGATTTCGCAAGCCGGGCTCGCTGCTCAACCAAATCCAGCCCTTCGGCCGCTGCAGCTTCCGACACACGGCCCGCGGCGATCTCGCGCAAATGCCGGACGTAAGCGACCCGGCATACATCGATGTCGAGTTCAGCGCGGCGGGCTGGCGGTAAAACTCCGGTCGCGAGCAACTGCGAAACTGCCTGCTGCGAAAGGTCTAAATGCTCGGCGATCTCAACTTGCGTGGCCATTTACTACAACAACCCCTCTAAGGCGCGCTCAGCCTGGTTTTGTTCGGTGCGGTGCAATGCCCGCATGATAGCTATGCGCTGTGAGAACCTGATGGCCCCCCGGTGTGCGTTAGGATCATGGCTCGGCAGGATGGTGCCCATGGTGCCGGGCTCGGGATCGGGTAGGCTGGCTGGAGCAGGCAGAACCGTATTGCCGCGGGAGCGCAGGTATCTCGCCACCACGCTCTCGCCGGCCTTTCCAAAGGCTAGCTTCTCCTCAAAGCTCATGGGCGCACCACAACAATGCCGAAGCGATTAAAGGCTTTAGTGAAGCCTGATACATCGTTGCCGAAGTAGAAGAACGCCTGGCCTTGCGTCGGCGCTGCCTTTACGCCCTCGGGATTTACGAAGCCGATCCGCCCGCGCGTAAAGCAGATTGCCGCCGAGGCGCGGGCCGTATTCTGGAACCACGCCGTATCGGTGTAATTGTGCGTGAGAGCGATGGCGGAAGTGACGCGGCCCGCGTCGGCTTCTAGAACGAGCTTTTCCATGAACCGCGCGATCCACGGTTGGGCGTAAGGCGGATTGAGCCATACGCGGCCGATCCATTCCTGGGTGAGCCCGTCGTCTTCCTGTGAGTGGAACATCGCTGCTTGAACCGTCTCATTCGCAAGCGCGGACGACGCCGGATCGAGGTCAACGCCGCCTAGGAATTCGCGAGCGGCGCCGACGTATTCGGCCGGCGTGTACCACTCGTTCTCGCCTGTGCCCCCAGCGCGGTGGTTCTCGTCCACAACCGACAGGCCGAGTTTGATTATACCTGTCGTCGAGAGCTTCTTTTC